ACTGGAAAAAAAAGGATAAGAAATTTGCGGCCAAATGGGAAGTTGTACAAGAGGAGGCAAATAACATTTTGGCAGATGAGGCCGAGAATGCCTTGCTTGTTGGTATCAGAGCCGGTAATCCAACCTTGATTATATTCACTCTTAAAAATCGACGCCAGGACAAATGGCACGACAGATTTGAGCACACCGGTGAGGGTGGTGGCCCAATAGAGCACGAGTATGAGGTATCACCAGAGTTTGCAGCCGCTATGGACCAATTTTTTAAGAGGAGTAAAAATGACAAGTCTAATAAAAACAACCAACCCACTCGAGGCTAAAAAACTATTGATTGGTATTATCGAGAAAAAAGACCGTGAGGCTCTTTGGTGGTGGATTAAAGAATATATCCATTACGAAATTCCAAGAGTTAAAATTTGCCAAGAGCATTGTGCACCATTTGATTTTGTATCCGACTATCTCTTTGATGAGGTTGACTTTGCCATTGTATTGGCTAATCGCTCCGGTGGTAAGACTCAAAACTTTGCTATCCTCGACACTATCCTGGCATTTTTATATGATGACATCGAGATTGCCACAGTCGGTGCCATTCAATTCCAAGCTCAAAAATGTTATGAGTATGTAAAAGAATTTAGCAACGAGTTTCCCTTTGTGCACAATGTTAATAGTCAGACGATGAAAAAATCGACTGGCAAAAACGGCTCATCAATCCAAGTACTCACCGGTACCATGACAGGGGTAAACGCTCCACATCCTCAACTTTTATTTGTCGATGAAATTGACCTCATGGCTTGGCCTATTTTGCAACAAGCACTCTCAATGCCACAGTCAAAAGGTGGGGTCAAAGCCAAAACAGTTTTAACCTCAACTCGTAAATTTGGCGTCGGTGTCATGCAGAGGTTAATTGATGAGGCACCTAAAAAGGGATACAAAGTTTATGCATGGTGTGTTTGGGAAGTAATGGAAAAACTACCGGCTGACCCAGTACAACTTGAATTGATTAAAAAAACATTTGGCAACGAGTTACCAGTCAATGTCGACAAATGCAATGGTTACTACACTTGGCACGATGCTATCCAAAAACGAAATTCCCCTCTCGAGATTGAAACGTGGGAGGTTGAATGGCTTTGCCGAAAGCCGGGAATGGAGGGCGTTATTTATGGCTCGTCTTACAGCGACGATGATAATTTGCTCATCAATTGGGACCCAACAGACAAGCCAGGCTATATTTATTTACTCGAGGACTTTGGTTATGGAGAGGGGCACCCAGATGTAGTAATACCGGTGTGGATTCCGCCAGCATTTGACAGAATGGTGGCTTTTGATGAGCGCTACATGACCAACTATGGCACAGATGACATCTGGCTAGAGGTCGACAGCATGTTGCAAGAATATGGCCACAGACTGCCTAATCAACAGACTGGTGACCGAGGGACCATCACCGGTTGGATTGCCGACCCACATGGATTGACAGAAATTCAAGACAGAACCAACAAGGGCGCACCGATGATGCTTAAAAACCCAGAGTCCCAAATGTATCTCGTTAAAAATGGCATCGTCACAGTTAAGAAGTTTTTGAGGTCTGGCCGGTTTATGATTACCGACAAGTGTGTAAATTTAAGGGCAGAGTTTTTGAGTTATAAAAAGAAAAAGAATTTGGATGGCACATATAGTGCAGAGCCAATGAAAACAAACGACCATGGACCAGATGCGACCAGATACGGTCTCATTATTCTCGGCCCTTTGATTAGTGAGAAAGCATTTGCTATTATTAAAGAGAAAACGACAGCAGTACAAGAGAGGTCGACGACCATTGTAAAAGTGCCGCAAAAGTATGAAAAACGGCCAATAACTGCTGGAATGTTGACAGAAAAGTATTAAAAACAGTAAAAAAACAAAATTATGCCAAAAAACGGACCTCCAAAACCAAGTGCCACAGCAACCAAACAAATTGGTGAAACATCCGGCTTATACATGGACGGTTTGGTGCGTAGTGAGGATTACAATGCCAAATTGACTGGAACTCGAGCAATTGATATTTATAACGAAATGCGCCTTGGAGATGCCACAGTCCGTGCCTCACTTCAAGTAATTAACCTACCAATTAAAAGTGCTCGTTGGAGTGTAAAAGCCGGCGAGGAATCAAGACAGGCCGACAAGATTGCCGACATTGTTGAGGATGAATTATTTAACAAAGGCACTCGTACTTGGCAAGAAACATTGAGTGAGGTACTTTTATTCCTACCTTTTGGACGTATGCCTTTTGAGTTAGTATGGGAAATTAGACCAGATGGTATTGTTGGATTAAGAAAAATGGCATCTCGATGGCCAACCACAATTGTCAAATGGAAATTAAAAGATGGTGGCGACGGAATTGTGCAACAGACAGTTACCAAAGGTCAAGTTGAGATTCCAATGGAAAAACTAGCTATATTTGTCAATGAAAAAGAGGGAGACAATTGGGAGGGTATCAGTTTATTGCGCTCTGCCTATAAGCATTGGTTGATGAAACACAAAATGTATTTGATTGACGCCATGGCCATGGAGAGACAGGGTTTGGGTGTGCCTTATGCAAAGAAAACAGGCAACGGTGGTCCTAAAGATGACGACGACGAAATGGATACAATGCTCGAGAATATCAGAGCCAACGAAAAAGGTTTTATGAGATTTGGTAGCAATTGGGAAGTTGGTTTTATGGATATGAAAGCCAGCACTACTCGCAACCCAATCCAAATGGTCCAACATCACGACAGACAAATTTTAGTTAATGTGCTTGGTCAATTCCTATCGCTTGGCGGTGGTGGCTCAAGTGGCTCATGGGCACTCTCAACAGACCAGTCAAAGTTATTTCTATTGGCCATCGAATCAGTAGCCCAATATATCTGCGGTGTTTTCAATAAATACGTTATTCCAAAGATGGTTGACTACAATTTTGATAATGTGGTCAAATACCCAACACTTACCTATGACAAAATCGGCCAAGTTGATTTTGCAAAACTAATGGTGGCCGTAATGCAGGGTATCCAATCCGGTGTGCTTACCAAAGACGGAAACCTCGAGCAATACATGAGAGATGTTATGGATTTGCCAGAAACAGATGGCTCAACTCTTGTTGACCCAAGTTTAGCCGATGATATATTGCAAGAATTAAATACAGAAATGAATCAATTAACAATGGATGAGGGATTAGGTTTGAATCCAACACCGGAAGCCCCAGAACCAGCCGACCAAAACAATTTAACCCCAGAACAGCAAACGGCTCTCGATGAGCAGGCAACTGCGGCAGCAAGTGATTACAAAAAGATTACTACCCCACAGTTTGTCGACAAATACGGCAGCGAAGTATTGGAAGTCTTAAAAGGTGGCAAAGTAGGTGTGCCATTATCAGATGAAACAAAGAGAAAAATTAGCGAGGCTCTAAAACGCTCCAAATCAAGTGGTGGCTCAAAGAGCAAGAGTAAGAAAAAAGCAGTCAACCCAGAGGTTGCCAAGAAACAAGCCGAAGTTAAAAAGATTCAAGCCAAGGTCAAAGCATTCAATGATGAGACCCGACGTAATTTATTGGAGATGAAATCAAAAGGCATTAAATTGTCCCCAGAGGAATCGGCCAAAAAACAATTGGAGGTATTTGATAAGAAATCAGTATTTAGCAAGCAGATTGCAGACCTAAAGAGCCAAATTGATGAAATCAAGTCAAAAACGGCCTCACCAGTTGCCTCTAAAAAGGCGCATGAGCATAGTACCTTACCAACTGACCCTGGGATATTAAAAATGTCGGAGGATTTAGAAAATGCCATCAAAAATCTCGAAACTTAATAAACTATAGGCAGTCGAGGAAAAATTGCATAATCTATATCTTGCCAAAGTAAGTGGTGAGCCATTTAATGTTGGCTACAAGAAAAACCCCAAGTTATTCAAAAAATTAGTGCGCTCTGATTTGGCCACCGAGAGAGAGTTGGTTAAATACTTCAAATCATTGGCAAAAACGAGACTCAACGATTATGTGAATTGGAGACAATACCACGTCGATATTTTGCACGCCTCGA